TTAATCCCTTCTCAGTCCCAGCCGTAGCTCCGACCTGTTCAATGACAGATTGAGGAGCCTCAGTAAGTAAACCTTCTCCAACGAATGATGAAGCTACCCGCTTAAAGAACTTGCCAGTCGCCTTCTCACCGCCGGGGAGATACCTCGCGCCAATCGCATCCAAAGAACCAGACCCGATAGCAGTAAGCGTAGCGGCAACCAAGTCCTCATTGTTAGGAACTTCGCGCCCATTATTCATCGCTCGCTCTTTAGCTACTGGGCCGATAACCTGCGCGGCTCCGAATATCGCTGGGCCTGCAAATCCACCAGCAACTGCACCAGCGGGGCCAGCAACAGCACCGCCAGCGGCAGCACCAACCGCCCTTGTTCCCATTGCTCCAATAGCTTGACCGACCTGCTCAACAGCAGCGCGAGGAGCATACTGCCAAGCGAACCCCATGAACTGAGCTTCATCTGGCTTGGGTTCCATGAACCTTTGTGAAGCGGAGACATATCCCTCTGGCTCGCTAATGACATCCTTGAGCGCGTTAGCTACACCAGTAAATCCTATAGCATCGAAGGACTCACCCATGTTTTCCAATGGGCGACCAATGGACTCAACGAATGCTGATCCAAGCTGAGATACTTCCTCGCCGAAAGATGTGCCAGATGGTTGCTCTGGTGCTTCATCCAAAAATTCAAACTCCAAGCCAGCAGTAGTTGGCTTTATATCGACTGGCTTTTCAGCTTCAGCACTAACCTCACCAAGAAATTCAAATTCCATAGGTGGATTATTTCACCTTTGCTGGCTTTCCGCCAATATAAATAGTCGTTCCAGAAGGAAATTTCTTCTTACTAGCTTTCGCTTCTTCGACTGTATTGAAGACTCGGCCTTCCGATTTGGCAGATAGCAATTCCTTTTCAGATTTTAGCTTGGTGATTTTCTTGATGTCAGATTCCGCTTCATCTGCTGTTTTTGATCGGCTTCTAGAAGATACAGGGGCAGCGTATCCTGCAATTGTCATGCCTCCCTCGCGCCGAGTGCCTTGAATATATGGCGAACTCAATCGCTTAATCTCTGCATCAATGTCTTTGATTCTCTTCTCGGTAACCTTTGCTTGCTCGCCTGCTTTCGCGGCTTGACCTTGAGTAACGATCTGTTGCAGGCCAGCGGCTTCTTCTGGAATCTCTGGAGCGGATGGAGCAGCGGCAGCAGGTGGCGGCGGTTCAGTTTTAGCCTTCGGAGCGGTTGGCCTTTCAGCTTTAGCCAAAGGAGAGAGCAATGTTTTTGATGTAGACGGAAGACCTGTGATAATCCTAGCGGCAGCAAGATCATCTTTGGAAAGATTAATATAATTATCCGTTCCTCTTACTCCAATATACCCTACAAATTCCTTGCCATCTTCCGCTCCTTTCTCTCCAACATCAAGTTGATCTGGCGTATTCTCAGTAAAGAACCTTTGCAATGTTTGGTTGTCATTGATCCTTCGGATTGCAGTCGGCAAATCGGTATATGCCAAAGCATTTGCCTTATCCATTTGCTGTTGGTTTACAGTCTTCTGGACAAATTTGGTAGTATACTTTGAACCCTTTTCATCTTCTTGTAGTGATAGTGATTCTGGGAATTGAATATAGGTTTCTTTTGGGATGTATATTCCAGATATATCTTCAAATCCCTTGAAGTTACTCAAGCCGGGGGCTTCAATAAATTCCGTTCCTCTTGGATTCACTGTAGAGCTAACACTATCTTTGAATTTCTGCTGTTTTTCTGGAGGTGAGTTAGTGAATTCCTTGTTATCTTCCAACGCCTTTTTTTCAAATTCTTTTGTTGGAGGATTGTATCCAGCTATGGTGAATGACCAATTTTCTTCAAATGGATTCTGCTGTTGCGCTGTAGACCCTTGCATTACAGGTAATCCATTTGTTGCTTCCGTATCTATTTGATCGGCCCATACAGCTACTGGTTGATTCGGCGGTTGCCTATCAACATCTCCTGCGCCTCCCATTCCCTCTCCCTCACCGCTATAATTTGTTTCTGTAGTTGGCGGTGATTGATTAAAGAATACTGCTGGGCCTTGCGGCATTCTTGGCCCACCACCAACCCCGCCACTACCACCACCATATTGAGCCTTGCGTTGCTGCTGCTTCTCATAGGTATCAGCGGCCTTGATAAATATGTTGCTAACTAGATCGCTCTGCTCTTTAAGGAAAGGATTCTGCGATCCGCCAAATTGGAACTGAGCATCAATGAATTTCTTGTATCCTTCAGAAACCGATCCCCTAGATACATCGTCCATCGCGCTACGATAGGCAGCTTGCATCGCTGGCAACGCTTCGGCAGCTTGCTTCTGATACTGCTGTAAGGCAAGTTGATTGCCTACATCACGGCCAAGATCGCCAAGATTCTTTGCCAAGACAGACCAGCTTTGCGACTGTCTCTCCGTTCCCTGATTTATCATTTCAGCGATGCTCATAAAATTATCCTAATGACCAACCTTGACTTCCGTATTGCCTTACTTGAGATGGTGCAACTCCATATGCATTAGCAGCACCAATTTGTCCTTTATAAAAACCAGAATCCATTGGAGTAGTAGATGCTCCTGCGGCAGTAGCGTATTGGCTGTATGCATTACCTGCTCCACTTACTCCGCTTGCAACAGATTGACCAATTCCTTGAACCATTGCAGCCCTTTGGTTTGCTGCGGCTGTAGATGTAGCGATATTTTCTTGTTGTCTCGCGTATCCTCTTTGCGCTTGTCCAACCTGCGCTCCATACATGGAAGAAAGCAAGTCAGCCTTTATTCCTACTTTCGATAGTCCTACATTCGCTGCGCCCATTTGGTAGGCTAGACTATCTTGACTTACTGCTAATGGATTAGCTATAAATCCCGCTGCTGTTCTAGTCCAGTCTCCCATCATATTGAATCCTTGAGTCACGCCTTCCTCTACGGATTTTCCAATAGCTCTTAGATAATCAAATGGCCCTCTTTGTGCAATAGCTCCAGCCCTTGCTGTTGCTGGGTTAAATCCAGCCCCCTGCATATAGGCAGATTCACGCATGGTTGCTTCACGGGCAGCTTGTGTCATCTGTCCAGAAAGCCTATCGTTGATTGCTCTTACAGCTAAATCTTCTAGGTTTTTATACTGACCTCCATACATCCTATCAAGTTGCGAAATATTGTATCCAGTAATCCGTTCAGCTTCCCTAATGTTGGCTTCTGGGTCTCTTACTGGAGCTTGGATTTGTCCGAGATCAGATTCAATCTGGGCTTGACCTTGCTGAAATCCTTTGAGTGCTTTCTTCTCTTTTCTTTGAGCTTTCTTTGCTGCCGCGCCTTGAGCCTTAGCAGCCTTACCAGCAGCACTTGATTGCATACCTGCACTAACAGCCGTTGTTCCAACAGTTATGACTGCCGCCGCTGTAGCTGCCCATACATGATGCATCTGCCTTTCCCTTAGTGATGCACAGCGATACCTATCCTCAATGTTAATGTAGCAAGCCATATTAAGTTTCTATTCGATTACACTTCCAAGTTTGCATTCTAGGATTGCTTCTGTCAATATGTGGATTGAAATCATGCGCCATAATCTCCTCGGCAATTTCTTCTGGATCAGTAAGCGTAGTTACAAAGCAAGCAGCCCAGATTGTATCTTCATGGGTGTAGAGTAACCTGCGAGTTCCTGCTTTTGTGATTCCGCTATATGGTGCTTTGTATCTCTGCACGGGAACATCGTGATACCAAACAGAAACATCACCCTGCAAGATAAAGAATGGGTGTGTTGTCAGATGTAATAGAGAGGTCACTAGGGTATTCTTCGGCATGAAGATTTCCCTAGTGTAGAGATTTGGAGTGAACTTGTGGGTAACAGGGCAAGCAACTGGATCGTTCTTGATTAGTTCTATCTCCAAAAGATTGATAGGATCATCGGGATTTTGGTATCCAATAAATTCATTTGGATTGATCCTATTCGGGACTAACTCCAGCTTTTGTCTCTCTTGGATTTCAAGTGTCATGGCCAACTAGGTTGAAAGAAATAGTCGTCCGCACTTGGTGAGCCAAGATAATTCCCAATTAAATTTTCTGGTCGTTGAAAGTTCGCAATACGAAGCGGCGCGGCAGTTGGTATCTCTTCGCCTTCCATTTCCTTCTCTTGCTCTTTGATAGCAAGGTCTAGGTTCACCAAGAACTCCTGCGCTTTCCTGTTGTCTCTGGAGTTCAGAGCAAGGATAGCATAGATCATCGCATCTGGCGTGAACTCTACTAGCTCTTGGTCATCTACTAAATCAAAGTATCTCTTAGAAGCATACAATGTGATGCACTCGCAAGTTCTCGGAGCTTTGAACCTGCGGAATGATGGGTTAATATCATTAGGCTGGTAGACAGAGATAAGAGTTTTTGCTTCGATTGCAGTATCGTAAGCGTAGATGCGGACTCGCCCTTTGGTCGCTGGCTTGGATACCGACCTAGCTCCCTTGATCAAAAGATCAAATTGCGCCAAGTCTGGTGGATTAGTCCCAGTTACTTTAATGGTATGGTATGTGTCATACTGGTCTTGAACTTCAAATGTAAGAGTGACTCCTACATCTTCTGCACTTTCCAGCATGACTCCTAAACGATATGGATGAGTAGTGTAGTCGCGGAAGAATATAGGCTTCCCTCCTACCTCCGTAATCAAACGATGGCAGGATTGGCTTTCATTCAATGCCAAAGCATCGGTAGCATTAAACCATTCGTCAGCCAATGATGCTGGTCTATCTCCTATCCACGCAAGTTTAATCTGCTCGTATCGGTTAGGGAGAGTAAAGCAATCATTGACGCAACAAATCTGGACATACTCTTCTTGAGTAGTCCATGAGCGTTTATTCCACAGCAAGCGTCTAGCCTGATTGATTGCTTTGTAAGCCCTCTCATCAGAACAGACGCCACTATCTCCGACAAAACCCTTAACGAGTTCTGCCATCTCTTTTAGGGTGTCACCCATTATCGTTAACGATAATTACTGGGGGCCGCCGAACTGGTTGACCATTTTGCCAACAGTAGGGAGAGGCTTGCTAGAGAAGGGAGTAGGCTTCTTGGCTCCGAGGTTAGGCATATTGCCCATACCTTCACGGATGGTTCCGCGAGTGGAAGCTCCGCCGCTGACGAGTTTAGGATCAGTTCCTTTTAGTG